GATTCTGCCGCAGACTCGGCTGATCCCTGAGACTCCACGGCGGATTTTTCTGCCCGCGTGGCGGATTCGGATGCTGACTTCTTAGACTCGGCCGCGGAAGCTGCTGAATCACTGGCGGATTTTGCATTTTTCTTGATTTCTTCAATTACTTCTGCAAAAGGATCTGTTTTTTCGCCAGAAGGGTCCGGATCTGCTTCGACTCTTTCGATTATCGGCAGAATTACTTCTTTTATCGTGAAGCCAGCTTCGGCATCTGTGACGTATATATACGCGCTCAATTCACCGGCTTTATCCGTGTTTTCTTTCGGGATTTTTACGCAGAAGCCTCCGTCCGATTCCTGCAGTGCTACAACCGGATGCGCTTTTTCGTCGTTTGGCCCTGCGAAATCAACGCGGATGATCTCGGCATATTCAATTCCTGTCACTTTTAAAATTGCTCCATAATCATGCTGATACAATCCGCGTACATATGCCTTCTCATTTCCTTTTGAGAAATCGGCTGTAAGGATTTTTTTCATATTGTTCACCTCTTATTTTTCAAGCATAGCAAACATCTCATCCTGGAGCGCATATGCTTTTTCCTGAAATGCCGCGTAATCTTCCCGGCACTCCGTCCGGTAGTCTTTATACAGATCTTTTGATTCTGCGGTCGGGAAAAATTTGCTCATGCTCAAGTTTTCTGGATTCCCCGAGTCTACGGTTGCTGTGTAATTCTCCAGTACAACTTTCTTTTCCTCAATCTCCACTACCGAAGTAGCCGTGATAGTTACCTTTTTTGCTGTCTCTGTCAACATAGTTTTATCCCCTTTCTGATATCTGCATTTTCAATTCTCCAACGTAACTGTATAACTGTTCTATCTGATCCTGCAAAAATGCTATTTTTATAGTTTCTCTGTTTAACCCATCCATGGCGCTTTCAATGTTTCCAATTTTTTCGAATGCCTTTTGCGTCATATGAATAGTCAAAGGTATCAATTCCTCATATGCAATTCCCCAGCGTTCCGTCCTGCCGTCTGCCGTCGGTTCCTCCAAATCATCCCGGCAGATTGCCGCAAAGGTTAATGCAGTCAATCCATTTTCCTTTGCTGCCGAAAGAACGCTCTGCGCTCCAAGCCCACAATGGACCCGATCATGTTTTTTCGCATCGTTGTTTTTCCAGCGGTACAGAATTGGTTTTAGATTCAGAAATGTCTTTTCATATGCCCCTGTAATCCCTGAAATAATACTTTTCTCATTTTCATCTGATGTGCTGATAGTTGCACTTGCGGCATACAAGCGAGTGTATCTGTTTCCTGATACACCCAGGGCCGTGGTATTGTCCCCTGCGTATGATGCAAGTGATTTCCAGTTACTGCCGATAGAATATATCTCTCCGGTAATCCGTGCGTAATTGGAAGAATCCACAATTTCACGCCACGTTCCGCTCCATCCGCTGCTATTACCACCACGATGGAACAATGCTCCCGACGGTTGCGTACACCAGATCTGATGAACGTCTGAACCCATTGCCATGTTAAAAATCATCCCCCATGTTGATGGATTGTCAGTAACAATTTGTGTCGATTCGTTATTGATAAAATGCACACTATTTAATAAATCCCCCCATGTGGTAACTGTATCGCTGGCCACCATTCCGATGACATTTATTCCCGCATTTCGCATAGACGAAGCAGACCCGTACAATGTTCCATTTATATGACCTTGTACATCCATATTGCCATGCACACCTAAGTCACTTGAAAGTGCCAGACTTGCGGCTGATATAGTATTAAAAGATACATCCTCGGCGTGCAAATAGCCGAGATAATCAGCAACAAAAACATTCTTTCCAAGGGATCCATTATAAATCTCTATCATATTTCCGTATGCACCGGTTCCTGATAATGTAAATTTTGCCGTTGTCCCATTTGCAAGGGATTTATTTACTATCAGATCACTGCCGTCAATGTTGAAACCGCCAATGTACCCAGACGGGCCTTCCAATTTTCCTTTGAAGAATACTTCTCCGGTCGTTCCATTTACCATGAATCCCTTTGACACTATCAAACCCTTATCTAAATCAAGTGCCGCTCCCGAATCCGCATATACTCCGCTCGTATATTTGTAATTCTTTGATTTCAGCACACCAGTAATTAGTGTTCCCTCTACGGTACTGTTTCCCGTGATATGAATATCTATCGCTTCGATTTTCTGTGCGAAGAGATCCGCCACATCAATGTGGTTGGCCAAGATTGTTTTGGCAGCGATCTCGCCACCTGTGATGGACTGAGCCACGATCTTATCTGCTGTGATGGTCCGTGGAGTTAAGATCTCGCCATTCAATGTATCGACGTTCTGGGCCTGGATGGCCCCGGTGATGTTGTTCAGGGCGTAGACAATACTTCTGTTGCTTCCCCTGATTTCCAGGCGCTCTACCGAGAGGGTTCCGGCGGTTATCTTGTTTGCTGTCAGTTCAACAATTTTTGCATCCGTGATGGAGCCGTCCGCGATTTGAGCCGTATTGACCGCTCCCACGTCAATCATTGCCGTTTTGATCGAACCGTTCTTGATGTTCGCCAGATCAATCGTGGCATATTTGATATCTGCTTCTGTAACTTGCAGGTATGTGCTTTTAATTGTTCCAATTTCGGCCGTTGTGGCTTCTATTCTCCCGTAAATCCCGCTTATCGTTCCGCTATTCTGTATTTCAGATTCCACACCATCTTTGAATCCCAGAATTTGATCTGTGGTTACTTTATCCACCGCGTTTCCGTTGATGCTTCCGTCCAGATTTTTCGCCGCTTCTATGATACTGGCGGCTTCTTTCAGACGGGACTGGATCTCTTCGAAGGTCTCGCGAGTGTTTGCTATGTCGCAGGTGTTTTTATCAGGATTTCCGGGATATTCTGTGATCTTTGTGATCCGCTGTTTGTCCCGGATGCCGTTCTTACGATCGATCAGTGTGATTGTGTCACCAAGACTGTACTCCAGGATGCTGTATTCGGCACTCCGGTAAGCCAAATCCCTGACATCCGTCGTATATGACTTTTTCGGGATTGACAGGTCTTTCAGCTTTTCGGTGGCATCTTCCATCAAGGAGGTAGCATCCTCGTAGCTGGTGTCCTGCCAAATATACGGAATGATCTTCTTTGAAAACTGAAAATTATCGATGTATTCTTTTCCGTCATTCACTGACGTGATTTTGAGATTATCCTTTCCTACCGGAATGATCCGAGTATAGAAGTCGTAGGTATCACCAGATAATGTCAGCTGTCGCAGATTCAGCCCCTGAAGGAAATAGACTCCCTTGTCCTCACCAAACTTCTCCCGGAAGGAAACTGTCTTAGCTTTACTGTCCACCTGCATTTCGCACATGAACACAGTACAGAGCTTCTGTAAAACTACTTTACTTGTGACATTTTGCAGGCCTACACTCCGCTTTTTATCCATGGTACATTCCGCTACACGCCAGCCAGTCCCGGCCAGGGCCAAGTTTGCGGTGTCTCGCAAACTGGAGTCTTTCGCCAGGAAGGTTTCCCAGGTCTTTGCTTCCAGCTCTTCTACGTTTAATGTCGCCGTATACTCCGGGTAGCCGTCTGATGTGATCCGGATCGCTTTTACTACATACTCAGCATCTGCGGTCTGAATATAATACTCATAGTCAATTTTCTTGGATTTTCCAAGATATGTGAAAGAGAGCGTCTTTTCCGCAGTGGAAAGAACGCTCTCGATCTTACAATCTCGGTACTTTTTTATGTATCCCACAACCTCGTGGGACTGATTAAATATTTTCAGCATGGAGGAGGCCTCCTTTTATTACTCCGCAATCATGAACATCAACGGCTCCAGCTGCGCGCTGTCCAGCTCGATACCATCGATCTGATCCAGACTGATGGTGTGAATATTCACGTCTGTTACGTCAATGTCCAGCAGCTCTTTGATTTTTGATTCATATTCTGCCTTGTCTTTTCCGGGCTTCATGATGATTTCCAGATTACCTACTTTTTCATTGTAGGCTTTCATTTCCCGTTCATGTTCTACTGTACCCTCCGCACTTGTGATCATTTTCTTTTTCAGCTTTTCTTCCGATTTTTTCTCGGCATCCTGATCCCGGTATTCCTCGAAAACCTCGTCCCTGGCTTCATCGTAGGGTTTTAATTTATCCAGGAACTCTCTCATATTCTTTTTGATAGCGTATGTAATTTTCACCCGCCCCTGGAATAATTTTTCACCAGTCCGCTTATAGTGTTCCTCTTCCAGAGACTGAATACAGATCAGGCCGTTATAGTTTGCGATCATTTCTCTATTTGTCATGGTTTACCTCACATATATCTTGGTTTGAATTTAATTGTCATGGTGATATTCGTGTTATCGCAGGTGATTGTGTTTTCTCCAGGAGTCAGTACCGGAAGCTCCCAGAAATCTACGTCACCGGCCTTCTGGACACCATCCTGCGTTATCAGTCCTTTTTCTCCGTCGATGATCACCTTTTTATCTGTCGTCAAATTCCTGACAGTAACAGGATCATCCTCGCCGGTGAGTGGATTCCTGCAAATTCCCCGGAGAGTCACCGGTATCGTACTGATACTGGGCAGTAACTCCAATACCGCCGGAGTGTTCAGGTTTCCAGGATTTACAACTGTCAGTGTTGTGATCCCAGATATGGAAATTTCCGGTCCATACTCATAGCCCTGGAGTTCCAGGGTCAGTTTATGCCAGCGGTCCTGCC